CGCTTTTTTTGCAGGGCTTGCATTGGCTATCTGGGTCAATCAAGCGAAGGAAAACGCAGACAAATACAATCATGCGAATTAACCTCCTGCACCCTAGCCAACAGGTCAGCCAAAGGACTTACCGCACGCACAAAGGCATCACGCCTATGCCTCGGCCACGTGTCCACCTTATCCTCGCCCCACTTAGCAAACAACAGCCTGAGCTTCTGGCTATACCCAAGCAGCGCCGTGGTATCAGTCCCGTCAGCCCTGCTCGGCCTCTCACCGCTGCTAGCCTCTGGACTATCAAGCAGCGCAAAGGTAAGCTGGCTTGGATCATCCAGCGATGGGTTGCGCCGCATCACTTTAGCCGCGCGCATAGCAAAGTCAGTGATCCTGGTATTACTGCAAAGTGACGCAAGCCATGTGCCCTCCTCTCCTTTGTGCCTCTTGGCTAGCTCTTCGATGTGCTGCCCTAGCTCTGCCCCTAGCTGCACAGCATAGACCACCTGCCCATCAACAGCAGCAAGTGCGCTTTCAACCTGCGGTATAAGCTCAATGGCCCTGGCCTCCCTTGCGTCATATTCGGTTAGTGTCGTGCTCATCGTGTGGTGTAGTTAAGAAACATGGCCTGCCATGTGCTAATCTGCGTTCGGTTAGCCTGATTGTATTTGTCTGCGTTTTCCTTCGCTTGATTGACCCAGATAGCCAATGCAAGCCCTGCAAAAAAAGCGATCAGGTATTTCACGATTCAACCTCCTCACAGTAATCGTTTCTGGCTTGCCGGCTATTCTGCACAGCTTCATCATCCCGCATCCAACGGCTAGGCTGGAGCTTAAAGGTCTTGGCGAAGTCCTGCATCTGGACCGATATGGCGGCTCTTGTGCACCCGACCAGTCGAGCTGTCTCGGCCACGTTGCGCTCATCATGCAAGGGCAGGTCAAGCGCGTAAATCAGGCCCCACTTTTTTGGCGGCGCATAGGGCTGAGTCAGCCAAAGGATGATCTCAGTAAGCCATTCGTGAGTCTTGTGCTGTGTCTCCTCAAGCCGCTCTTGGATCTGCAAACGAGCAAGTGTGACAACAGCCCTAAACTCGTCAGGGTGCAATTTGCCCCTCGCCCGCTCAGTCAGGCTTTGGCATTCACGCAGGTGCAGATCGTCCATTGGCGGGAGTTTATGGACATTTGAGCAATTTGGCAAAGGTTATTTTTTGCGCCGCTTAGCCGGCATTGTCTCGGTCCAGTCAGGCTCGGCGTCATCTGGGCCAATTTCGCTAAACCTAAATGACGCCCCGGCAAACCTTAGCTGGATGCGTCCGCCCCTCGGCCCTCCTCGGTTTTTCTTGATGTCGAGTGAGCGCCTGGATTCATCAACCACGCCTTCGACTTCTATCTTGCTCACATACAACACCTTGTCGGCGTGTTGACCGATAGCGCGAGACTCGCGAAGTTGCCCATCATCGTTAAGCTGTGAACCGGTTAGAATGGTGACTGCCTTTCGCTTGGCTAGATTCTTCAGCTTCCGCGCAACGTCCGAAACAGCCTGCTCCCGGTTGCTGCCCTTGGCCACGGCCACGTCCAGCAGTTGCAAATAATCAACCATCACAACGCGATAATCCCCCTGCTCGATGTCGTTGATGATGTCGTCAGCCATTGCGCCATCGACATTCACGTAATCGACGCCCACCTTTTGCAGGCGCTTAAACGATGCAGCCAGCGCCTGCTTTTCTTCGTGCGTCATCATGCCTGTAAGCAAGCTCTTGCTATTGACGCCGCTATCAGACGCAAGAAAGCGCAAAGCCTGCTCCTCAATCGGCATCTCGAGCTGATACACCGCGGCCTTAGCTCCGGTCATCACCGCGCCCTCCAGAATGTTTTGCATCACCGTTGACTTGCCATCGCTCGGACCGCCGGCAATTACCCACAAATGCCCAGGCTGAAGGCCATAGGTCAGCGAGTCCAAAAGCGGGAATCCTGTGGTAAGCCCTGGAATCTCTCCTGGACGCGCTGCACGCGCTTCAATGGTGTCCAGAGCTATCTCCATAGCCTGAGCGGATGAAAGCCGCTCTAAACGCTTTCCTGGCAGTTTGCCGGCGGAGTCTAGCTCTTCGCGGATCTCAGCAAGCAATGCAGCGGCGTCGTTGGTGCCGACGGTCAGAGCAAGGTTCAGCCGCTCCGAAGCCGCCTGATGGCATTGCAGGGCTCGCCGCAGGGTCGTAGCGTCTCGGACGGTGGTGAGATGATACGGCGCCATCGACATGACGGGAAAGCTTGACCAAAGCTCAGAGACGCCAGCAGGACCGCCGACAGCATCGAGCTTACCTCGGCGACGCAAGACGTTGGTGATCGTCGTCATGTCGTATTGGTCACCGCATTCGGTGATGGCTTCGAAGATTAGCCGGTTGGCTTGCTCTGCGAAAAGCACAGGCGAGAGCTGAGATGCGTGCTTGCGCGTCCACTCGGGATCTTGAGCGATGATGGAAAGCAGGGTGTGTTCGGAGTTCATTTCAAATTAATCTTAACTGGCTTTGATTTCTCACTTTCCCATTTAAAGGCCCTATCCATTTCTCCCACCCAATTGTTAAGCAAAGTGCAAACATCTTGCCTGAGTGTTTTGTGATCGGAGAGGTAATAGGCGTTCATGTCCTTGATGCCATCGAGAATGGTCTGGTGCGGAATGGCGTTGTATGCCTTGAGTTCTTTTTCGCTCCAAGGTGTTGTATCTCTTCGCGCAAACCATCCGTTAATCACCATCTGCTCAGCGGTGGGCTTCCATTCTGATTTTGGTTTTTTGGGCTCTTTTTCCTTTTCCGTTTCTTGTTCCGATTCCTTATCCTTATCCTTTTCCTTTTCTTGGGGGGTATGGATACCCTTTGGATACCCTTTCAAACCATGCTTTTCCAAGCTAAAAAAAACAGGGTTGTGAGCTTTGCAATCCCTCGAAAGCGTCCCGTATTGATAGTGAATGAACTTCGGAATGAAGTATTTGCCGCACTCCAATTTCGTTACTCTATCGTTAAACTGCGACAAGACTTCATCGCCGTAATCAAATCCGATTTGAAACGACGCTAGCTCGATGTCTGGCTCAATAATTCCTGCCCCATCACACTTGTCTAGCAGCCATTGCCAGAGCAATTTTAGCTCTGGTGATAGGCGTCTAAACCAAGGATCTTCCCATTTCTGGGTCTCGGTGAATCGCTTCATTTGCGTGCGTTTCTATGGCGATGGTTCTTTATCATTTCAGCCTGAGCAAGTATCATGTCATCGCGGCGTTCAGATTGAATACTTTCGACCGCAATTGTAAATTCCTCAATGTCGCTTACGCTAAATGATGGAAAGGTAAATTGCTTTTCGTGACACGTCTCACAAAGGCAAATCAATGATTCATTTGGATAATCCCAAGGCTCACGCCCTCTCTTGTAATACAGATGATGAGTGTGAAGGGTTGAATCTACATCTCCACAAATCCGACATTTCCACCCGTCCAACTCCATAATCTCCAGCCGTTTCTTCTGCCAGCGTGGATCTCTCAATTTCTCAGCGTATGTCATAAAGCACAAAAAAGCCCACCCCAAGCGTTCCCCACCGCCCGAAGGCAGTGGCAAGGGGTGAGCAAATTTTTCGGTTTCGATTTCATCGGGAACGACGATGACAGTGAATAATAACCCAGTTAAAACCGGATTCAAATTGTTGTTTCTTGGCGCGCCCTCAATCCCTTGTGGAATCAAGGGCGCAACGTGATCAGAACGGAATTTCTGACGAGTCATCGTTAAACACCTCGTCCATCTTCGGCTGGCGTTGCACGGGTCGAGACTGTTGGCGCGGCTCATCATCGTCAGGCACGGTCATGTTGCCGATGATTGCGCCTTTGTCGCCGGCATCGCGTCGCTCCCGGCTCAACTCCTGGACAATGTAGTGCGTGTCGCCATATTGTCCCGTCGTCTTGCTAGGCCACGCCACGCAGTCCAGATAGGTTCCCTTGGCTCCTTTGTAGAGAGCGGCTTTGTCGATCTTCGACACGTCGATTTTGATTTTGATAGGTCTTGGCATAATGTTTGGTTTTGGTTTGTTACTGATAAAATCCCTGAATAGTCTCAATCGCTTCCGCCAGCGTCCGACACACGATCACATAGTGACCATCCATCTTCAGCTTCGCGTGCATTTCCTTCTGCGCTGGACTTAGCTGCCCACTCGTTCCGTTCTTTACTTCCATCCGCATCGTTCGGCCTTGGTCGCGCCAAAACTCCAAGTCAGGGACTCCGGCGCGAACGCCTTCAGCCTTGAGCTTCGATGCCGTAATGATGTCCCGACTTCCACCGTTAGGTATGGCGTAGAAGCGACCCTTGACGATGTTCTTGCCAAGCCCGTCGCACCAATCAACAATCCCTTTTTGAAGGCAGTGCTCATTACGTGCAGGCTTGCGGCGGTGCAGTTTAGCTAACCAAGATGGCGGCTTAGATTCACTCATTTAAACGCCTCCCCAATAAGCCAGAAAACGATAAATCCGACGAGTGTCCCGATAAGTGATAGTTCGATGGGTGTCATAATGCTAATACCTTTGCTCTGTATTGTTCGTTTGAATTTTGGCGGTGTGCCTTTTTGCATTTGCTGCAACGTGTTAAGGTTGAGCCCTTGCCTTTTGGCTCGCCACAATCGAAGCAGCCCTTAGCTTTGCGCTGCTCATAGTATCGACGTTGATATTCTCGTTGTTTCATTCGGCGACCCCCATTTCACATTGGCAATCTTCGAACTTCTCGCAGCAGCTCGTGCATTGGCATCTACAGTCCTGCAAATACTCGTCGCAGTGGCCGCAGACATTGACGTGGCCTTCGCCGTCGCAGTCCTCACAGCGGTATTGCCGCTCACGTTGCCGACCTGTGCCTTTGCACTCGCCGCAGATTTTACGGAGGATGTCTGGAAAGGTCATGGCAGCACCTCCTTTGCTTTGGTGATTACTTTTTGCTGGCTCAACGAAAGGCCGACGAGCTTACCTTTCCAGGCTAGCTCATCCCTCAATTCCCGCGCAAGTTCCCGCGCCTCGTCGCGCTGGCGTTCGAGTGTAGATGCCCAAGCAGCCATCCCAAAGGCCAACTTAACGCCTGTTACCTGTGAGCTGTAGCCGCCCCCAGGCAGCATCTGCAATCGGTCCCATTCAGCATCCGTTTCTGGTGTTGGTCTTTCACTCATGCTTTTACCTCCTCAATCTGTTGTGCGGTTTCCTTGCTCTCTGTCGCTCCGTGGAGCACGTCCTTGATAGTCGCATCAAGCGCCTTGCCCTTCGCGCCTGTAGCGTCTCTGAGTAGCGTCTTGAGCGCGTCCTTGGTCACAGAGCAGGCTTCCGTGAAAACCTCAGCCTTAACGCCTAGCTCTTCGCACTTCGACCACACTGCGCCAACGTCGGTGATCTTCTCTCGCATCTGGCCAGGCTTCATGCGGTAGCCTGGAATCTCGCCTTCTTCCACCCGCTTTCGCATCGCGCCTTCGATCGCCGCCTGATACCAGCCAACGAGTCTCAAGCCGCGATACAGCGCTGTCAGCGTCTGCGGCGTCATCTCCATCGCCCGAGCAAACAACGCCGCCCGTGCGGTTGCGTCGTCAGCAGGCAGGGTTAGCGCCATGTGTTCAACAGGCTCAAGCGCAACGCTGCGGAGAGCAGGGCAGACCGCTTTAGCTTTGCAGTAGTGGCACCAAGCGCCGGGGTTCAGATGTTCAGGTGTCGCAAGCTTAACCCGCTCCAGAACGTCGAGCAGCCAGAATCGGGAATCGTCGATTGCTTGCCTGTCGTAATCCGCAACGCTCGCAGGACCAGACCAGGGTTGGACGATAGCCACTCTGACCGAGTCCAGCCGCCAGACCCATGCAGCCATGACAGCCAAGCCGCGCAGCTGCAGGTTTTCTTCTGCACTCGCGACTTCACCGCGCCCAGTCTTGTAGTCGAGAACGAGACCACGCTTGCCGTCAATAACGATTAGGTCAGCCTGCCCCGTAAAAACGAGATCCGCTCTGGTGTCGTCGTTGACTACGACCACGCCGCCGATGCGGGTTAGCCCAAGGCGCTGTTCGGCGCAGTGTGTCAACGGTCTAAAGCTGTCGTCGTCTTTACAAGCCCATTCGAAGAGCACCTTGTCAGCCTGAGCCTTGCACATCTCCGCCGTCTGCTCCTCGTCGGCCGAAAGACCGGTCATGTCGCCCGTCTCAAGCGCTCGATGGATGCGCGTTCCAGACTCTGCAACGTCGCTAGACTCATCAGGCATATCTTTGCTCGCCAGCCAGCTTCCAGGGCAGTTGTGCAGCCGCTCAAGCGATGATGCGGAAGGGAGTCCGCGTCTAGGGTCGTTAGTCATGGCAGCACCTCCTTTGCTTTGGCAATCAAAATAGAAGCTGCATGAAGGCCGCAATCACACGCACCATTGATATAGTGAATCAACGAGCAATCGTAAGCGTGCCCATTGTTAATGAGTCGCTGCAAAGCATCCCTCAATTCCCGCGCAAGTTCCCGCGCCTCGTCTCGCTCGCGTTCTAATTCGCTTGAAAACGAAGCAAGTGTCAATGCGTTTGCCTGATTAGTCTCTACCCAAGAGGCAGCATTTGTGTCCGGTGTTGGTCGGTCACTCATTTTACACCTCCCTTCACCTTTTGGATTGCCATCTGCACCGCCGCTTTGTTCGGCAAATTGTCGATGCTAGGTGGATGCTCCTGCTGGAATTTGCCAGCCACCGCACCGATACCGAAGTCAGCGCGACCATGTTTGCAATAAACGGCGAACCGGCGTTGGAGCAGCTTCTTGTCTGCGGCGGTTAAGTCGTTGAAGTGCGGGACTTCGCGGTCGAGTAGTTCGCGCACGGCCTTTAGGTTGAGTTTGATGGCAAGTCCGAAGCCAGTGCCGGCGTCTCGGTGGTAGATTGTGTCAGTCATTGGAGCCTCCTTTCCGTGCTTTGAGCATGGCGTCTGCCATTTCAAGCGACCGCTCAACAAAGGTTTCGACCCGCTGCAACCCTCCCCATTGAGAGGCGCAAAGCCCCGCTAAAGCCTGCCCAGCGAACCAATCGCGCAGGGACATTCCAGCCTGATCGGATCTAAGGATTGGAAACGCTGACCCGCCGTCGTCAATCTTCGCGCTCACTTCGCACCTCCCTTCTTAATGCCGCTCACAATCGCATTCCACGCGCTCACGATGTCAGCCAGCGCATCTGGCGCTTGTTGCTCCATCGGCGCTTCCAGATCCACAAAGAAGCCGCCAGCAGACGCTTCTTGCGCGACTTGCTCCCAGGTCAGACCAGACTCATTCAGGCGAGCGGCCAGGATCTCCAAATGAGTCGGCGCGTCGGCGGTCAGCGTCAGCGGTTCAAGCTCTTGCTTTGTTGTGAACAGCGGCACCTTCGCGGGAGTGACTTCGCGCTCCTGCACGGCGTCCACGGCCTCCTCTGCGGTCATCATGCCAAGGGTGATGTCAGGCGCGTAGAGCCGAGCAAAGAACGCCGCAGCACGATAGCGCAGCATCAACTCTGGCATCGTCTGCCACTTACTCCCGTTCTTTGTGCTCCAGCCTTCAGCCTTCGCCATTTCTAAGGTGATCTTCGGCCCTTCCAACGGCGTGCCGTCAGCCTTGGATTTGGTCCAGGCGATGCAGGAGCGATTAGACTTACCTTCGTCGCCTTCCATCTTGAATTGCAGCGGCTCAAATCGCCCCGAGGCGTTCACCATCGCAATCAGAAAGGTTGCGCGAAACGATGGCCGTCCGTGGATAATGTCGATGTTTTGCAACACCATGAATGGGTCAGCGCCCAGGCGTTTGGCGATGTTGATGCCAATGGCGCAGTTGGGCATGTTAGCTTGGAATTCTTTGGGGACGAGCGTCGATGTGGAGAACATCTTGGCTTGACGTTGAAGCATCTCAAAGGCGGCGTTCTCTCGCTGGATTTGGATGTCGGTGATTTCGGGCTGGGTGGATAGTTCGGTTGTCATTGTGTTTTTGGTTTGGGTTTGGGTTTAGACGGGATCGACGAACGTCCCGTAAATTTTGCCATTCTCGCGCACAGCGAGCTTGTATCGGCGCTTGGTGTCACGACGGCGGCGGATGGATGCGATGGCCCAGTAGGGCAGGAGGGAGTAGAGGAGGGATTTCATTGTTGTTGTTTTGGTCATGCCCGTTGATCCAGGCAAATTGTTGCGATGGCGCCGCCGTGCGTGATGCGGTAGCCTTGTTGCACTTCGGAGACTTCGAGGACTGCGGACTCACCGGCATTCGGGACTCGGACCCAGGCGACGACATCGGATTGGTAGCCGCTCGGGAGTTTTCCTGCTAACTGCTCCAGTTCAAAGATGAGGCGGTGAATAGTCATTGGAAAGTCGCGGCCCTCCATGCTTGAAGGTCGTGCTTTGCCCAGCGCGCCAGAAGCTGCGCGTGCTTGACCTGCTTGTCGCACAGCGGCAGCGTGCTGTGGTGGCGGCAGTATTGCCAGAAGCATGCCGAGGAAATCCAGCGAGCAAAAGACAGTAGACGCCGGGTGCTTTGGGCTAGTTTCATTTCGCCCTCCCTTCCGCTTTGGCGATAGCGGCGCGTGCTGCTTCAAGCTGCCCGATGCGGTAGGAGTCCAGGCAGTCAGCGCACTCCTCAAGAGCGACAACGCTACGCTTCAAAGCCTCCAGCAAATCAGGAGCCGACGCGATGAGGTGGGCGTTTGCTTCAGCCTCTTCAAGGGTGCGACCACGCACGCCGCCGTCGTCGTTAGGGTCATCTCTGAAACCAAGAATGACGACTGAAAACGTGTCATCCAAAGCCTCAATGCTGGGATGAGAAAACTCTTCGTCAGAGCGTCTGATGTAGCGCCAAGGCGCAGGAGTGTGTTTGGGTGCAGTCATAATCGTTCTATTTGGGATTATCGGTGTTGTATAAAGTTATGCTCAAGGCTTCTTGCGGTTAAGCGACTTTTCCAAGACGCGCTCAACGAAGTCCTGCAATTTAAACCCGTTGCGGCAGGCGTGGATCTTGAGCCTGCGGTGAAGGTCGGCGGTGACTTTGAGAGTCGATGTTGGGATTGGTGGTGGAGGAGTGGCGGTCATGGGGTTACAGTGAAAATTTCAAAGTTTTGATCATGTCTTCAGGCATACCGGAGGACTCAAGAGCAGCCATCCACCCTTGGCGAATATCCTCACGCAATTCTTGAGCCGTTTTGATGGCGTCGCCGTTCTCAAGAGCGTCAAGAATAAGCTCAGTTGCTATTTCTTTAATCTGGCTGGCAAGGAATGAGTTCATAATCGTTCGTGTGGTTAACGAGATGATTAAATCACACGGTTTGCATCGCGTCAAATAAAAGTAGAAAATTCTTTTTCTACACTTTGCGCTTTACAGTCAAAGCGCGCTGTGCGTTCTTGAAGTCCCATGAACGATTATCAAATGTTACTCGAACGAAAGCGCCACGCCTACGAGGATGCTGGCTTCACTCCGGTATTCATGCCGGATCAACTATTTGACTTCCAGCGCGCTCTTGTTGAGTGGTCGGTGAAGAAGGGCAGGGCCGCAATTTTCGCCGATTGTGGCTTGGGAAAATCCGCAATGCAGATGACCTTTGCTCAGAACATTGTCCAGCAAACCAACGGGCGGGTTCTGGTTCTGACGCCGCTTGCCGTTGCCCCTCAGATGGTAGAGGAGGCCGCTAAGTTTGGAATTGAAGCTCACCGATCAACGGACGGCACGGCCCCCGGCAAGATCGTTGTGACCAATTACGAGCGGCTTCACCACTTCAACGCCGCAGACTTCACCGCCTGCGTTTGCGATGAGTCCAGCATTCTCAAGAACTGCGATGGAGTCATCAAGGCCCAGGTGACAGACTTTATGCGGAAGATGTCCTTCCGTTTGCTTTGCACGGCCACGCCATCACCCAACGATTTAATCGAGCTTGGCACGTCCTCCGAGGCACTTGGATACATGGGCTTTAACGACATGCTTTCCACGTTCTTCAAAAAGGATGCCGACCGCAAAACTCACAGCCGAAAAGATGAGTTTCGCTCTGGCGTCTGGCGCTTTCGTGGACATGCCGAGGACCACTTTTTCAAATGGGTGTGCTCATGGGCTCGGGCCGTTCGTAAACCTTCCGATCTTGGCTTTTCCGATGAGACCTTCAAGCTGCCGCAACTCATCACTCGCGAGACGGTGGTCGTTAATGAAACGCCTCTTGATGGAATGCTATTCACTATGCCCGCCGTTGGCCTTAGTGAGCAACGCCGCGAGCGTAGAACAACGCTAGAGGCTCGCTGTGATGCCGCTGCCCAGCTCATCAACGGCCACGCCGAAAGCGCTGTTGCGTGGTGTTACTTGAACGATGAGAGCGCGGCTCTTAAATCAGCCATTCCCGGCGCTGTCGAGGTTTCCGGTAGCGATACTATGGAAGCTAAAGAGGAGGCGTTTATGGCCTTCGCAAAGGGTCAAATCCGAGTCCTCGTCACCAAGCCAGAAATTGCAGGCTTTGGGCTGAACTGGCAGCACTGCAATCACCAGACCTTCTTCCCATCTCACTCCTACGAGCAAATGCACCAAGCCATTCGCCGGTCGTGGCGCTTTGGTCAAAAGCGGCCCGTCACTATCGACTTGATCACAAGCGAAGGAGAGCGCGGAGTCCTGGCAAATCTCATGCGGAAAGCTGAGCAGGCTGACCGCTTGTTTGAAAATCTCGTGTCGCTCATGGGCGCGGCGAACACGTTTAACAAAGCCCCAAGCAACAACATCAAAACGAAAGTACCATCATGGCTGTAAACGACCAACATATCACCGACCGCTTCGCCCTTTACAATGGAGACTGTATTCAGGTCATGTCTGACATGCCGGAAAAGTCCATCGACTTCTCCGTTTATTCTCCGCCGTTCTGCGCGCTCTACACCTATTCCAACGATCTGCGGGATCTCTCCAACTCCCGCAACTACGAGGAGTTTTTTGAGCACTACGAACTGGTAGTCCAGCAAATTGCACGCATCACCAAACCCGGGCGATGCACTGCCGTTCACTCGATGGACGTTCCGGACTCTTGCAACCTCGGAAACTTCCTGACCGATTTCCCGGGTGACATCATCCGCCTTCATCAGAAGTACGGCTTTAAATACACTGCTCGCCATCACATCTGGAAAGAGCCTCTGGCGGTTCGTAACCGGACCATGGCAAAGGGTCTTGCTCACAAGACGGTGTGCGTTGACGCTTCGCTTTGCGATGTGGCGGGCGCTGATTACTTGCTTGTGTTCCGCAAGGACGGCAAGAACGAGGTTCCGGTGAGCCATGAGCGCGGGTTGCTGGAGTATTACGGCACTGACAAACCACCGCATGACTTGCTTCACTTCCGAGGCATGGAAGGCGACCAAAAGCTCAACAAATACTCTCACCACGTTTGGCGGCGCTACGCTTCCTCAAGCTGGCACGACATCGACATTTCAAACGTGCTGCCATACCAGGAGGCGCGCGATGCCGAGGACGAAAAACACGTCCATCCACTCCAACTTGATGTCATTGCTCGCGCTATCGAGCTTCGATCAAATCCCGGCGAAGTCGTATTCACGCCGTTCATGGGCGTCGGGTCCGAGGTCTATCAGGCGGTTGTGATGGGTCGTCGCGGTGTCGGCGCTGAGTTGAAGCCGTCCTACTATCGGCAGGCTGTGAAAAACATCATGGCCGCAGGCGAGAAACGAGAGCAAGAGGAAATGCCATTGCTCGCCGCCAAGTGAGTCGAAAGGGCGTCACCAGCAAGCCACCACAGGGAAACAACAACGAAAACCCTTTAAACTTGCCAGTGACGCCACATTTATCGCGTGGCCTGAAAGTGCATCGCATCCCTCGACCAGAATGCCCCGGCAGGAAGCCAGCCTTCACGGGCGAAGCATTCCATCACCTCAAGCGGCATGTTGGCTCTTGTGGGCCAATGAGTGTTGAGCCCGTTCGTCCCCGGCGCAAGGTCGATGGCTGCACCGTAGGCGTGCAGGCTCCAGCGAGTCCCGCCGCGCATTGGACGATGATTGTAGATGCCTGCATACTCACCGAGCACCCAAGCGCATTCACGGGTGGAGATGTCCACCAGCACCTTGTAAAGCGAGTCAGCGCATTTGCGGTGCACGTTGACGGATTTAACTGGCGAACTGCTGTATTTGAGACCGAGCCCGGTCACATCCAGCTTGATGATTTGCCTGATCACTTCGCCTTTGGCTGGGTCACCGTAATGCTTAGCCAAGGCTTGCGGCGTCGATGCTGGGAACGCGCTGGGCGATGGCATGAGCGAGCGCAAATACGACTGGCAAGCCGCTGTTGACTTAGGCCCCCAGAATCCGTCTGGAGTCGTGCCGATGCGCTCTTGAATCTCCTGGATTTGTTGGCGGGTCATGGCTTTGCGTTTTTTTCTGATTTGCGCTTTTGCTGCTTATTCCGCCACCCGGCATATCCTGATGCTGGCTTGCCTCCAAACTGCCGAAAGCCCTCCACAACATCGAGCGCCACACAGCTCGGAAGGGCGGTGATGAGGGCGGCAAGTAAAAGGCGTTTCATAAATGGCGGGTCATATCAAAAATGAATGGTAATCTTTGCCTGTGGCCCGAGAGCGCGAAGGATGCTTGCAACGTCCTTGTTTTCCGCGACCAGTTCAAACGCGCCGACATCAGGCCGAAAGGTAATCTCGGCGGTTGCGCTGCCGTGCTGCGTCAGCCTTGATTTAGCGTCTTCGTGAGCTGCAAATACGTGTGACGCGATGCTGGACACGTCGGGTTCAGAGAAGGCTAGTGCAAGCGGCGAAGTTGGAAAGGGATAGTTCATGGTGGTGATTTGATCACACTCAAGCACATCCAGCCAATAGCAAGCCACAACGCCGCAGCCAAGATTAGCACAAGGGCGACAGCGAGCCGCTCCTTGATGCGTTCGATCTTGTGGCGGCGATGGGCTTTGCTAATCATGGGTTTTTGCGAGCCATGAAGGACAGACCCAGCTCAACCAGCACAGCGACACCGGCGACAACGCCAGAGACGATGGCTTGCGTCTGGTCACCATCTGCGCCGTTAGCGGCAAGCCATGCGGTCAGTGGCGTGGTAATGTAGGCCGTAGCCTTGATAGCTTGGCGAATGATCCAGCCCTTGCTGGTGGTCAGGATAGCAACGAGTGAGTTCATGGGTATTTCGTCGAGTTTGATGTGGTTCGGGTTTTTTTGCCGTTGGCGGCGAAGATGTTGTGGCTCTGGAAAGCTCATAGCTGGCCGTGGGTCATGGCGTTAAACGGACACTCCAGCCGCTTCGGGCATCGCTCAAACATCGAGACCTTAGCCGAGTTCTGCCCGTTCTCGCGCTCAAGCCGCTCCATCTCCTGCCGTAGCTCTTCGACTGTTTCTTCAGCCTTAACCAGCCGAGCATACATGAGTTTTACGACCCAACAAAGAGCGCCAGTGACGCCAGAGAGTGCAGCTAAGAGAGCGGATTCGAGTGTCATTATTTTGCAAGAATCTGAGACCAAGCCTCGCGGTGGTCGATGTTAAGTTGGTTGGCGACGTGGATCACAAACGCATTATCCGCCGGGATGCGGTTAACGCTGTGCCACCGCAGCAGCGCTTTGCGCCGCTGCGTTTCGTCAGGAATGGATTGCAGCGCGGCGTCAACGTGAGCGCTGGTGATGCCGTGGTCGTCGAGCCAGTCTAACACTTGGTATTTCTCGGCGTCGGGGAGCGCGCTTAGTTCAGCGGCAATCTCTTCAGCGGTTTTGTCGATGATTTGCCAGTCTCGCTCCACACGATCTTCATGCCACACCAGATTGGGTTCGGCTTTCTGCGCAGCGGTGATTTCAGGCTGCGGCAGCTTCACCAGCGGCACAACCGTTTCGCCTTCCGGCACGTCGATCCAGTTACCGTCTTCGTCCTGATGGAGGCTGACAAGTTGCTGTGATGGGATAAGTCCGATGGTTTGCATGTTAAGTTCCGTATGCTATTTCAACGCCTTCGACGACTGCCACCCAGCGCCAAGTCTCTGAGGTAATGCCCGTTACTGCAATTTGCAGTGCATCATTGGTGTCGTCTGCTGTGATGGCGATGCTAGTTCCTGCGGCTTCGTCGGTGCCGATTGTGTTGACGGTGCCGACTAATGATGTTGTTCCAGCGACATTTTTAATTGTGACTTGGCGCATGTAACTAGCCACTGCTGTTCCATCACTTTTACTGCCGAGCAGTGTTACCTGGAGGTGTAAGATTCGACCGCTTGGGACGGTTAAGCGCGTGGATGAGCCGTCCAAAAATAATGTAACAGCGCTGTTAGTGGTGGTTTTGTTTCTGACCACAAATTTCACCGCCTGAGCATCACCATTTGCCGCAAACTGCCCAGCGGCATGTGCCCACATTCCAAGTCTATTTGCGCCCGATCTGAGGCCCGTAGCCATGGCATTTGCTGCGGATGAATTTGCCTCTTCGCCTATTGCGACGGATGCCGTGGCGCTGGCGGTGTTGCTGATGCCTATAGCGACCGACCTGGAACCTGTTGCGTTATTTGTCCTACCAAGAGCGACCGAAGTTAGTCCAGAGGCTGTGTTTGAGAATCCAACGGCAAATGCTTGGTTGGCAGTCGCGTTATTGGAGTCGCCCAATGCGACTGATCCAGTTGCGGTAGAAGTATTAGTTGTCCCAATACCAGCCGCTGAAATACCTGATACCGTGTTGCTTATTCCTGCGGCAAAGGCGTTTTCGCCAGAAGCGACTCTGGTGTTGAGTCCGTGCGTGAGTTGCAAATCAACCGCCCTGACCCCAATGATATTGCCGCCTGTGCCTGTGCTATCGGGCGGCGCGCCGAGCATAAAGCCGCCCGTGCCTTTTGGCGTCAGCACAAGGTTAACATTGGTCGTTCCGCCTGTGACCGCGAGCTGCTCTGCGTTGACCGTGTTGTTAGGGCTAGCAGTGTTGAGTGTTTCGGTGATGTTAGTTAAACCTCCACCACCACCCGCCGCCCACTTCACGCCACTCGCTTCTGCTGAATCCACCGTCAGCACATGCCCATTCGTTGCGCCAACTGCCACGCGAATGTTGTCCGTTCCGTTGTGGACAATCAGGTCGCCCTTGGTCGTCGTGGGTGCGAGGGCGTCGAAGGCTGCGGTCTGCGTGTTTTGGCCTGTGCCGCCGTTGGCAAGCGGGAGAGTGCCGGTTATATCTGTGGCTAGGTCGATAGCGTTGCGCGTGATGGTCTGGCCGCTGATGGTGATGTAGTCTGGCGTTCCGGCTAGCGTAACGTCGCCTGTATTGGTACCGCTGTTCGTTCCAGTGATGTCGGAGGTTAGCGCAACGGTTCCAGACGCATTAGGAAAGGCAATGCCGCGGTCTGCTGTTGCTGTGCCAGTTACAGTGGTGCGGGTGCCGCTAGCGCCAAGGCCGATGCTCCCTGTTCCCCTGGTATTAATACTGCCGCCGCCGTCACTGGTGTTAATGCTGCCGCCTGGGGCTAAGTTGCCAGACGTGTTGATTGACCCTCCATTATGACCTCCATCATTGCCAATGCCGCCCCTAGTGTCGATGTCCCCGCCGTTTCCGCCATTACCGGTAGCATCGCCATTTCCGCCGACAGTAATAACCGTTCCAGCCAAGCCGCCAATGTTAGTATCGCCGTTTCCGCCATACAAAAATAACACGCCACCAGTGCCGCCGGTGCCGCTATTTGTCGCTGCTCCAGTTGCGCCAGAAATGTATCCCACGTCTTGCGGGTCATAAACCGCCTTGGTCATGTCACCACTTCCGCTGCCTGAAGGAGTGCCATATTGTAGCGCACCATCTGTGTCGATGCCGTTTACGAATTGACCCGCACTGCCTGTGTTGCGCTTTACGCCACCGATGACCGTTGTCGTGGGTGCGGGCAACACGTAAAGGTTGTAGAGAGTGTCGAAGTAAGTCTTGAGCGTTGCCTTGATGTTCGCCCAAGTTGTTTTCTTGAGCGCGTTAGATGCCGCGCTGTCGATTACTGCTAGGGTGTCAGCATCAACAGGTGTCGTTTTGCCTGTAGCGCCATGGATGGCTGCGCCGACGTTTGCGGCGTCGGTGACATCCGCGCTTGCTTCAATGCCTGCTAGCTTCGATGATTCTGCCGCCGTAAAGCCTTGATAGCCAGTGTCATAGGAGATGGCTAAAGTCCCGTTGCTTGTGATTGGCGACCCTGCGACAGCAAGCCCCGCTGGAACCGTCATGGCTACGCTTGTCACCGTGCCTGCGCTACCATTTGCAGCCGCAGTGACACGTCCCTTTGAGTCAACAGTGATGTTCGCGCTGGTGTAACTGCCGGGAGTGACTGCGGTGTTTGCGAGCGTAGCGGCAACGCTACCAGGGCCGCTAGCGGTTACATCTCCAGTCAGCGCGGTGATGTAACTGCCAGCGTCTTGCTTAGCGTTCCAAGTCGCTGCGCTGGCAATGTAAGCGTCAGCTAGCGAGCCAGACGTGATGCTTGATGCATTGAGCGCAGTTAGTCCAGATCCGACGTTATTGGCTAATGCGCGAAGGGCCGCATTGAGTCTTGCCTGAGTGTTGACCACGATGATGCCTGTGGATGCGTGGACGCGGGAGACGATGGCTACAGATTGCACTTCGCCCGTCGTTGGTAGCGTGCCAGTGAGCGCCGCCGTGCCGACAAAAAGCTCTTGGTTGATGGTGTAGCTGTTGGTCGCCAGCCCTGTGATTTCACCGACGACCACGGCGTTGCCTTCAGCGTTTGCGATAAGCTGAGCGTCAGTGATGCCGATCGCTGGCATCTTTGCCGAGTTGGTGTGATCTGCCGCCGCTACTTCGATCTCGCCGCTTGTGCCAACGCTGCCAGTTGCATAGACGGGAGTGCCCTTGGCTATGGTGACGCCGCTAGTGTTCTTGATGTGGACGTAAAGATTGCCAGCAATAGAGCCGTGAATGTGCGCCAAGGTCGAAAGGCCGCTGACGTTCAGGTTGGTCGCTGACAGCGTGTCCGTGGTCTTGTTATAGGTCAGTCCAGCATCGCCTCCGAAGCTGCCGCTGTCGTTGAATTGCACCTGCGTGTTCGTGCCCCCGGGCGTGCCGCCACCACCACTTCCCGGCGGTCCTTGCGGCCCCGGCGCGGTGATGATAACGCGATTCCCACTCTGGATCGCAACGCTGTTTCCTGTTTGGACGGTCACACTCATGCTTCGGGATCAACAATGATTTGGCCTTGAGCCAGTGGATAAACAGCGCCGCCGTTAGTCGTGCCGTTAAGGTCGAACCAATAGGATCCCGGTGTTAGTATTGCAGTTTCGACTGCATCGACGCTCAAGGCAAACTCGCCACTGATTGCGCTGGTGATCGAGAAGTCGCCGTCTGCGGTTGTCCAAGTCGCCACGTCTTGACCTCCAGGCTTTACCTTGACCATGACAAGCTCAAACGTGTATCCAGTGATGTCGATAGCTACGCCGCTCGGATCTTGATAAGTGAAGGTCGCGTCAAAGTCAGCGCCCTGATGGATATACAAGGGCTGATCCGTCTGATTCGGCGGTGTGTTGTTTGAGTCGCAAGCCATCGAATAGCAGAAAAGTCAAACAAGCTCACCACTTGGAACGATCACGATCTGATTGCCGACCACCGTAGACTGCATATTGAAAACCAAAAGCTCTTCAGGACTTTGGCTAGCAATGCTGGCATACCATTGCCCGTTGAATGTGTTTTTTGTCAGCCGCACAAGCAAGCGCCGAACCCATCCTGCCGAGCAAGTGCCAGTGTCCGAGTCGACAATGGACGGCGTGCTTTCATACTCTGGAGTGATTTCAGATTCTGCGGCGATCTCCAGATTGATGTCTCCGTTTTTATCAACTCGGATGACCTGATAGCCCGGAACTTCTGGCCCCGGCGGATTGATTGGGTCTGATGGTCTGTAATCCGTGACCGCGATGTAAGGCACAAAGCAATAAATAAGCAGGTCAGACGTTGCCGCTGGATTGAACGTCAAGGTGCCCGTAGATCCAGGAAAGGATGATGGGTAGGTGTAAGTAAATCCGTTGAGCCAGACAGCGCCAACAGTGAAGGAAACAAAGTTAAATCCAACAGTTATGGATGTGCCAGCAAGCGGTTGTGGCGCGCCTTTAACGTAAACCGTGTTACCGATTTCTGCGACCACGTCGGCATCTTCCACGGTCAAGCCGCGATCAGTCAGCACCTTAGCCCATTGGCGGAATGTGCGCTTGCTTAGAAGGCTCATAAGAAAGTGAACATGATGTGGTGATTAGCCTGGATAACAAGCGAGACGTTTTGCTTCAGAAGTTGATGCGTTGTATCTTGCGTGAAATAAGCAATCGGCACCGCGATCTGGGATTCAGAAACAGATTGCCCGGTGATGCTGAACGAGCCAAGAAATGCCGCAGGGTCGCTAATCTCAGCAATTGGCGCAATGGTCAAGCCGCCAGCCTGCACGACGTAATACGACTCGATTGGGTTGATGACCTGATACGGCGGATTGGCTGATGTGGTGATGCGTAGAACGACCCAAGCCGGGAAACTTGTGATAACGAGCCCTCCGTTGTCAGTAATCACCCAGCTTGACGGAGTTGATGACGATGTAAAGTTTGTGACAAGACCAGGCTGAAAGCGCACGGTATTACCAGACCTTGATACCTTGAACGGATGCCCAGTGTCCGCGCTTCGGCTCATCTTGAGCAGATCATCATTGCCAATCATGACTTCTCGTCCATTGGTTAGCACTTTGCTGATTAGCGACTGGATAAGCCGCCACGCCTTGCGCGATGATGCTAGAGAGTTGGTTTTCATCAGGTCAAGTATGCGTCGATACCAAGCGTTCCAATCGTCTGAAAATTGATGTTGCTACGGATAAAAACTTGCAGCGTTTGGTTACTGCGAAAGGCCACAGGGATGACTGCGCGCCCAAGAGATCCGACAGTGCCATCCGGCATAACGCTTGCGCGTGCGTTGAGTTCATTGCCAAGAATCCAAGTTGGCAACGTGAGCAGGTTGATGGTGCCGCTGAAGATAAATGACGCTGGAGATGATGAGCCGTCAATCTCAGTGACCGTCGGCTCGTAATCAAACGCGATGGAGATATAACCGTCCTCTGGTGGGATCTCGCCTGAAATGGCGTAGGATGTCCCGTTGATGGAGATGCCGATTGATGGAAAGGTATTGTCCTCTGTTGAGCTTTGCCTTTGTTGGACGTGCTGGTCACCGCCAGAGATGATCTTGTCGAACTCGTCGCTAGTGATGCCTGCGTATTTGAGAGCGGGGCCAAGATAGGATTTGATCCAGCGCCAGCGCGCTAGCCCTTTGCCCTGATCGTCCTTTTTTCTTGGTTTCATGCTACCAAGTTTCCAGCGCGTTGTATGTGTAGGTTTCCTGAATAAACCATACGTTTGCGCCGTTAAGTTTTTCAGCTTCCCTTGCAGTAATCACCCAACCGTTCGGCCAATGGTATTTAATGCCTGGGCCGGTTAAATTGGGAATAAAAACGCCAGGATCAATCGGCGGAGCTGCTACGCTAGGAATATCTGCCATTCCTGGAGCGCCCACTTGAACAAATGATGTCTTTACTTCAGGTCGCGGCCACATAATATCTCCAGACCTAGGATCACTCCATCCGCCGGGCTCAATATTTACAGCAACATTTTCAATGCCCATCTCGCGAGCTGCTGTTGATAGGTGTATTTTTTCGTCTTTGGTGCGTAAAATGCCGCGATACTTTACGTTAGCGCGCCAGTATTCAAAATCAGGGTCAATGCGCTCAAAGCTAACATCTGAAACATACATTCCAGTTTCTTCACTAGATTGTTCTCCAATTGGAAAAAGAGCCCTATTGCCGACAATCCAAGTCTCAGACCCATCATCAAACCCTTCTTGGTTTTCAGTCCAGCTTGATCCCAGTTTGCGGTTGGTCTGCGTTCCGTAAAGCCCAACGCCAGTGACGCGCAATTCTGCCGTATCGTCAGGCTCAAAGTTGACCTCTACATCTCGCGCTTTAAATTCGCTGTAAGGCGCAGGCAGCGTGTTGCCGGGAGCGATGAAAAGCGGATTGTCCGTGAAGTAAACCGCGCTCAACTCGTCCAGCCCATCAAAGCGGCGGCGAATCGTTGGATTCTCCAGCCAGAAATTAGGTGAGCCTTCGGATAAGACGGGAGTCATTAGCCTTTGATGTCGAGCTTCATTTCAGCGGCCAGAATTGCGCCAATCACAGCCGTGCCGGTCATGCTGTCCACCACATTGACCGTGACGCGGATGTCGAGCCAGTCACCAGGAGAAAGCGCGGTGGACGTAATATCGAAGTCCTTGTCACCGAAAGTCAGTGAGCGGATGGTCGTGGCCGCAGTGGTCACAAGGTCTGAGCCCATGCCCGTGCTGCCGTCCTGCGCCATCTTGTAGCACTCCACGTCCACCGTGGCCGCCCCGCTTGAGACAGTGGTGATCATGCCGGCGTGTAGCGTTAGACGCACGCTCTGCCCTGCGACATACTCAGCCGGGAGCTGATAGCCTACGCGAGCATATCGCGTCACTGTGCTGTTTTTCACGTCGCCCGTGCCGATGTAGGGTGGCGCCGTGCCGAACGTGCCGGTGATCATCCCAAGGTCATCAGTGGCCGATGTGCCGGGAAGGGCGGTAGCATAAGCGTCCCAAACGCGAAACCGCTCCAAAGGGATCATGAACGACACAAAGTCGTCTTGAATCAGCGAAGAGCGCGGGATGTTCGGGAGATTGCCGCGAACGATCAAATCACCTTCGATGTCGACGTTGTTGGGAATGCGTTGAGTTTGGGCTGCGGACATACGTTATTGGGGTTTTGTCAATCGACTTGGAGTAGCATCTTGATTGTTTCTTCAAGGCGCTGGATACTGCCGACTACTGAGTTAGATGTGTCGGGTGGCTTTGTTGAAGTTGTTTGTGAATTTGGAGTTATTGACTTTGGGAAGGCTTTATCCAGATTTGGAGTGCTTGGCTTTGCGAAATTTGGATCGGCTTGATTGGAGTTAAACTCGGCCAGCCCACCAAATCCACGAGCATATGCAGCGCCCCTTTTAGCGTCGCCAGCAGCCCTTCTTTGCGCCGCCCTTTCCCGTGCTTCATCGCGTCCACCCTGCCGCTCAAAGGAATAGCCCTGAATGCGTTTGTCGCCGTCTGCGCCGCCTTCGCTTTTATCCCTGGCCTTTTCGGTCATATCTTGCATTTGCGTTGCGATGCCCATTGCAGTCTTGGCATCCACTTGCATTTGCTGTTGGATTTCTTTTGCGCGTTCTTTAATCGCAAGCTCACGTTCCATGGCCTTCAATGCCTTATCGTCCCCGCTAGCTTTTGCGCTTAGCAATTTAAACTCATCTTCAAGCGATTGGGCAAAGTTTTTTTGCGATTCGATTTTGCTTTGCGATTGTTGTTTAGCTTGCTTGTTGGCACTATTGATTTGATCTTGCTTTTGTTTTTGCTGGTCAAGATAATTCAAGAGTTGCTGATAAGGCGCAAGAAGTCTGTTGGTGGCGTTTGCTTGCTCCTGGATGTTCTTGGCGATGTCGTAAGTGTCCTTTTTTTGCTTTTCGACAATGTTGGAAACAGATCCGCTTGAGCCGCCGCCGCTAGCTGCGCCGCCGGGCTTTGCTGCTGCGCCTGATGCGGCTTTGGCTGTGTTAGCCTTGAAGCTTTCCATTGTTTCGTTAAACGCTTCAATAGGATTGCCGCCTGTGATCAACTCGCCCAGTGCAGTTCCAATAGCATTGTTGAATTGAAAAAATTCACCGACCAAACCAATTCCTTTAACTGAAAGATCAATCACATCACCAAGCGCTTTGCCGAGATATTGAAAGCTTTGGATGTTTTCATCAACTGCTACACTTAAACTTTTCGCGCCGCTTACTGAGTCGCTGAACATATCAGCGGTCAATGCTCCTGCGGCTTTGCTTAATGCGCTGTTGAGCGTTGAAAAGGCAACTGCGGCGGTATCGCCCGCGACTCCAAGTAGTCCAATTTTGCTGGTAAGAAATTCGTAAAGAGTGCCAGCCTCCCTAGCCTTTCCAACCATCTCATTGGTGATACCTAAAATTTTGGCAAGGCTTGAATCTGCTCCGATGTTCTGGGTCAGGATTGAGCGCATCTCCTGACCAAGTTGATCCATGGGAAGATTTGCGTTTGCTAGAGCGTTGGCAAATTTACCGACCAAATCAATGTTTTGATTTACGGTTATACCAACACCCTGAGCGGCGGCTATGGTGGCCATAAATCCACCAACCAAATCAGTTAAGCCTCCAGCCGCTTCTGGCTCAAGGTCGATTAGTTGCTGCATTGCTTTAGCCGCTTCCGACTTAGCAGCTTCGGCGTTTAATCCAGCCAGTTGCTGTAGGACGTTGCCAATGGCAACCTCGGAATCCTGCATTGTCTGATTGAATGAAAAGCCCTGCTTTACGATAGCCCCAAGAGTAAACCCGCCACCAAGCACACCGAGCGATGCGCTCAATCGAGAAAACGAACTGGACGCGCCCTTGGCGAATTTATCAACATTACTGGACGCGGCCCTGAGTCCAGCCGTTAGTTGCGCGGCATTTAGCCCAAGTGTTACGGTTGCGTCTGCCATTACAATGTCGAGTTAGTCAATCGCTCTTGAATCGCCAGCCACCATCTGCCGTCTGGCGTGCTTTCGGTGGTTGGCCATGTCATTAGTTCTCCGTCGAGTAGGCGTTGCGCGTGGAAGTAAGCCCAACCCTTAGACAGTGGCAGTTTCCAATCAATTTCATGCTCATTCAGGCCCGTTGCCTTGTGGACGACTGCGATGTAAAGCGCATCTTCAACGGGCCATGCTAGTTTCCCGATTCGGCTCCGTTTGAAGGAATCGGCACGGCGCGCGTCAGGCTGGACTGAGTGACAATCTTGTCGGCAAGGTCGAGCAGTGGCCCGTTGTCATTGTCGCCCACGTTCTCGTCTGCCCACCGCCAGATCTCCGCGCTCATCGCTTCAGGGTTGCGGCGTTTGGCGATCAGCTCGTCGGTGGGAGTCAGACACAGCCACACGATCTTCGTCGCGTCGTCGAGCAGGCTGTTATCCACGCCGTCGATACCGCGAAGGCGAATCCACTCCCGGCGGCGTCCGCTGGTGAATGGGCCGAGCGGCAATCCCTTCCATTCGAAGGTTGCGTCAAAGGCTTCTTCCCGCGCTTTTTCGTGCGGGTCAATCGGTGCAGGTTGGTCAATCAGGATGGTTACTGATTCGGGTTGTTCTTCTCTTAGTTCGATGTCGTTCATGCTATTTTGAAGTGTCGTTTTACTTTGTCCATGATCGTTCCGCTGGCGTTTTCCATGACGTAGGCGCGCCGAAAAGAGTTAGGCTTGCGGATCAGCACAGAAGCCCGTTGAGCCTTGACTGCGCCCAGCAGATCACGCCGAGCCTTGAGCGCGTTGTAACCGGCCATGAAGTCGTCATCGAACTCGTCGAGCGTGCCGGCGCGTAGCTCCTTGAGTAGTTGCGCGGCATCAACATTGTAAGCGCCGTGCGTGCCGATGAGATCCATGCCCATTGCTGGCACATGGAAGCGGTGAGCGTTGCTGTGCCCGTCGATGGAACAGACAGGCACGCCGATGGACGCGAGGGCAGCACAAGCGTCAATGTCGCCAGTGTTGATCATCACGGCCTCTTGCGCGTGAGCCTGCCCTGGCTTGTAGATCATGAACTGTTTCTGCGCTGTGGTCACAAGTCGTTGCTGCTTGCCCTGCTTCATCCAGTCCATGAGCGCGTTCAGGTTGTGCATGGCGCGCATTCCCATGAGTAGCGGATGGTGCGGCGTGTTGCGCTCCATATCGCCGCTGTCGTAGGCTTGGCGGATGTCAGAGAGTCGAGCTGGCGGGAATCCCGGCGCAGTAGCAGTGCGGAAAAAGAATGACGCGACGGTGTGCCCAGTTTCGGCGTCGGTCTGCTTTTCAATGCGGCAAGGGAAGCCGAGCGCAGCAAAGCAGGCTGCTATCTGTGTGTTTCGTTCAGGGGCGCTCCAGGCTTCCATAATCGTTCAGGTCTGAGTGTCGGGATGGGTTAGGACATCAGCGGGTAGTGCATCGCCGAAAAGCTGAAGGTCGGCGTAGTGTCCACGTTGTTCAGCGTGTCCTCAACGTCTTGGAAGATGATCTTGCCAGACGCAGGATTGAAACCGCGAATGGTGGTCGCGTAGTTAGAAAGCGCCGTGATGGTGGTGCCTGGATGGAAGGCGGCGAACGTCACGCGAGTGGTGCCACTGATGCGACCTGCTGCGGTGATTTCGACCATAGGATCGACCCCGCGATGGAAGATGGTGGACTTGTTCGCGTTGCGCTTGGTCTCATACGTGCGCTTGAACGCCATCGTAAAAGTGTCCAACAAAATCCCAGCCTCTCCGTCCTCGTCGAGGTCGTAAGCGGGAAGAACTCCTGTTTCGATTACTGCGGTAGCCATACAGCTATCGCAATTTGTCAAAATCAGTCAATCTCCACTGCGAAACTAATCACCTGCCGAGTATCGCGTTGATTGCTTTCTTCGTCCGTTTCCACGTCAAATGCGCCGAGCCACCGTTTCCGCAAAGCCCATCCTGTGCGGTAAGTCGTCGTCTTTGTCGCGGCCCATGTTGACCACGCCGACTCGTCACGAATAAAATCAGCCGCCGCTTTGCTCCACGTTGCCGCTTGCGCGTCGGTGGTGTCGTTTGCGTTGGTCATTACGTGCACGGTCAAGTTAGCGTTGACCATGTAGTTGCCGGCGCGATCTCCATCGACCTCAAGCACAACGCAAGGCCGACTCCTAGCCGCCGTCGAGCGTGACGCGACCTTCTGCACCGTCGCCGGGATGGTGGTCGCGGAGATAGTGGATAGGTAATCGGTGAAGATTGTCTCAAGTCGGATAGTCCAATGGTCAGCCATAAGTTAGCGTGCTCCTTGTTGTTTAAATGCCTTTTTAGCAAGAGACGCCTTTCGCGTCGCTACGTTCTTTTTGAATGCAGGCAAAAACTCGAGACTGCAAACTTTGCGTTGAGCGCTTGGAAATGCCACATCTGCCCACGGCACCTGATTGATCAGCTTGAGAAAAGTCTCGGTCTCGGTGCGGATTAGTTGATGGGTGCCCCTTGATTTGCGATGAGCCCCAGTGTTATACCACGCCTTCACGCCTTCTTTGGCGCTGATACTTCCGCCGATGCTTTTCCCTGCTGCTGCCCATCCTGCTTTCGCTGCGCCGATGGTTTTCTCTTTGCGCTTGATGTAAGTGTTCAGCGCGCTACCTGCTGAAGTGATGATGTGGCTAGGACGGTGGTTAATCGGCACCGATCGGTTCTTGCCCGTTCGCGCTTTGGTGTGAGCGCTGGGCGAAACTGCGCCGTGAGTGAAGTTTCCGCCAGCCGCTTGCAAGTCGTCCAAGATCTGTTTTGCAAGGCCCATCTTGCGAGCCTTGACCGCGGTCCAGAACGCGGCCGCTAGGCCTTGGTCCACGTCCTTTATGATCTGCCACATTGAGCCGAGCGAGTCGATGGGAACTTGGGTGCGTTTGATCTGGTTTTGCACCGTGTTAGTCGCGGCTTTCGGCGGCTGGTCGTATGCCCCGTAAGGCAGAGTGTTTTTCGCAGCGATAGCGGCAAACGTGCGCGCTGCTGTGCGGATGTCGGTTCCAGCCGCCACTAGAAACTTCTTCGGCGCATCCTTGAATAATCGATCAAGTCGCGTCTTGTCGAACTGCATCGTGATCATCGGTGCTGCGCCTGAAGGGTTAAAATCCACTCGCTCATGCGGTGATCATTGTTGACCTCCGTCACTCGGTAAGTCGTGCCGTTTGCTGTGATGGTCGTGCCGTTTGTCGGCGCGGCTGCATACTCGCATTTGCGGATGTGAAGCTCTGCGTCAATGCCCTGGATGAATCCACCGCTCTCTAGGTCGTCCTGCCGTGACACGTCGCTAAGAACTCCAGTGCCAGCAACGCCGCTGATGGTCACAGAGACTTTGCCGCCGCCGCAGTATTTTTGACGGAGACGAGCGGCGTTAAAGAGAGATTCGGCGCGTGCGGTCACATTATAGCGGGAGTGTCTAAAGCTCCGGTGCCGCCGTCTCCCGTGCGTCATGCGTGTAACGGTGCAGCACCTGATCAATGTGCAGCCCTGTCCTCACCCTCCGCCGTGCCTGTTCAGCCCACACGCGATCTTCGCCGTAGCTGATGTCAGGAAACAAGCAATCAGCCACCAGTTCACGCTTCCAGGCGCAGACGTGCCAAGGGGCGCGGAGAGTCCGCCCACCCTCCACGAACGGGCCGTCTTGGTTGTTCAGATGAAAAACCACCTCAGAGCGCCGCCCGTTGTAGATCGCGTCTTGCTTGAACGTGATCACATCTGGCGAGTGCTTGATGGCGGCGAGAATCAGCGGGATTGTCTCGGCAAAGATCTCGTCGTCGTCGTCGCAGAACATGACGTAATCACCAATAGCGGCATCCATGCAGGCTTGGCGCTTGAGTCCGACTGAGCGGGTCATGTTGTCGAGGACTACGACGTGTTCGACTTGTGAATGGGGCGCGATAAGATCCGCGAGAGCGCGGGTTTTGTCGATGCGTCGCCAAATGGCGGGAGTTAGGATGGAGAGTTTTGGAGTCATAGATTGCCTTTGTTGAACTGGATTACTCTGTTCCTTGCCATGGTGTCGTTGCTCAATCCCAACCGCACAGCAATCTCTTTGTATGAGAATCCAAGCTGCCTTAGCCTTCCAGCCTCCATCCTCTCACGCTTTAGCCTTGGGCGGTCGTCGAGAGTGCTTTGAAGGACTCCCTTGCTATTGCGGATTTCTTTGTCAAGGCCCTTGAGTCTGATCTCCAGTTTTTTCAACTCAAGGCGCACTCGCTTGATTTCAGCCATCGTGTGTCGATAGCGGCTTTCTAGGTTTTCACTCATGATTGTTCCTTGTTTTGATTCTTCTTCACCCAGCAGCGCCCTACCACGTGATACTCCCAGCCCATCTCGGCCAGCGCTCGTTGCACTCCTTCGGCGTCGATGTCATGACCGGCGATGATGCCGCCTTCCTTGACCTTCGGTGCCCAGGCTTTCAGGTCAGCAAGGACTGAATCGTAGTCGTGGGCGGCGTCGATGAATACGCCTGCGAGGGATAAGTCATCAAAGCCAGTCGCCGCCATGACTGAAGGGATCGCCACAGTAATCACGTTATAGCTGCATCCAGCCGCTTGCACGTTGTGATCAAACTCCTTTATCACTTCAAGAATTCCCGTGTCAGCATCGCCCTTGAAGGTATCAACAGCATAAAGCTTCACCGATTTCTCTTGGTCCTGCAATCGCTGTGCAAGGTAAATGATACTTTGCCCTTTCCAGCTTCCGACCTCAACGAACACATCCCCGTCCTGCAGCTTGCGAGCAATGGCTGCGTAGAGGTCGCGGAAGTCGCACCAGCCCTCCACGTCCCATGAGGTGATCGCGCCGCCTTTGAGCCGCATAAAATGCGATGCCCCCTCCTTGTAATTGTCGTCCGTGTTTGACCTTACATAAACCGCATCCATCTCACCCTTGCCGAACACGGGATGCAGATGCTCAAACACCACATCCCGCGCATCAATCACCACGCCGTCCCGGTGAGCGCATTCAGAAAACCAGTTGTCTGAATACATGCTGAAGAAATCAGGATGGAACAAGTAGCCTTGATTAAGGTATCGGGCGCGGGTCAGAATCGCCATGCACATCAGATCATCTTCGCGGTGCCCGTCTGAGATTTGCAAAACAGCAGGCTTCGACGTGTCGCCCATGCGCTCTAGAATGATCTTGTCCCAGTGCATCGGCGGCTCCCAATCGTCCGAAAGCTGAATCAAGACTTCGCCGTGTGACGCTTCGGCGGCAGCGTTCCATGCGCGGACTGGACCGCCGTCACCCTGAACGATTCGGTGCCGCCAAAGGGTCAGGTATTGGATGCTGTCGGCGTCGTCGGCATCAATGGCGAAAATATGCTCGATGGCGTCAGGATTTGCGGCTTTTTCCAGCCACTTGCGGCGAGCAGCTGCGGCTTGCTGGACTCTGCCACGGGTCGCGTGAAGCAAGCTAATCTTCGCGCCGTTGCGTTTGAAGAAGTTCAGTTCGTGCGTGTCGGCGCCGGCGAAGTCTAGGTTTGCCCTTAGCGCCATCGCGTGAGCTTCCACGCCCTCCCTCCCCCACAGTGAGCGGCGAGCGTTCCAGGGCCACTCGTAGGGCTTTGGTTGCGAGCGCAGGCACCGAGCCCAAGCAATCATCTCTTGCGGCTTTTGACGGGCGAATGCGCCCTTGCACAGTTCAGCGTAAGCTTCGCGGCGGGATGGGTCGATGGCGACTGCCTGAAGGTAAAGCTGAGAACGCATCGGCTCCTGTGCGCCCTTGGCAAGGAAGCAGTAAATCTGATACTTCTCCACAGGCGGCACTTCGGGATCTTGGACGAGCTTTGCGCCTTCGTTCATCGCTTCGTCATGCCGCCCTACAAGGTCGAGCGTCTGCATGAAATGAAAGCGCTGGGAAACGGTGCGCTCAGCTTCAGGAATGCTCTCCAGAATCCGCATATTACGCTCGTTATTCGGACCGCGGTGAGAGATCGGAGCGTGGACGATCTTCACGTTGTTCAGCGTGCCAATGTTGGCGTCTTGAACGGTGGGCATCAAGCACTCATGAATAGGTGATTGCCACTTCCATGCGTCCTTTCTCACGATGCGCTCACGCATGACTGTGACACAATCTTCGGGCACCTCGTATGGGAATTGGATGCCAGTGAAGTCGTCCTCTAAGCCATCCAGAGCGCGACGGATAATTGGGATGTAGCGCGGGTCAAGGATGTCGTCGGTGTCGGCCCACATTACCCATTCATTTCGAGCATCATCAAAGGCCATTTGGCGGGCGGCGGCGAAGTCGTCAACGTGAGGCCAATCGTTGCCTTCGGCATTTTCATAATAATAATGGCTCCACTCCACTTTCATTTCACGCAAAACGCGAACGGCAATTTCAAGAGTAGCGTCCGGCCTTTGATTGCCGATAGCGCGAATTAAAACCACCTCGTCAACTAGCGGAGCAAACGAGCGAATGAACCGCTCCATGATGTTTTCAACATTGCCGCAAATGACGGCTAGGGTGAGCTTTCGCTTGTAATCGTTCATGCCGCAATCAAATCAGATTTAGCCTTGATCGTCAAACAAAAAAGCGCGGCCCCCTTTCGAGGACCGCGCCGCTTCGGGAGACGGGTTAAGGCACCGTAAAGAGCTTGAGTTCGTTGGTGACCGCCGTGGCGTAGCCGTAGAGACAGTGCAGGTTGGCAAAGTATTTGCCTTGCGCGCGGCTCCAATGGCGGGTGTACAGTGCGGAGATACCGCTTTCTGCGTCCACATACTGCTCAACGGCTTCGTAGTCCTCGGTGGGCAGGTAATCACCAAGCTGACGCATGGCGACCGCGATGGCGTTCTTGCCGCAAGCGAAGCCGGCGAGCGAAACGCTGTTGAGCGGGATGACATCTGAGGAGTAGATGTCCATGCCGAGCAAGCGACCAAGCAAGCCTTCTTTGATGGCAAGCGAGTCGCCACGGTTGAGGGCCAGAGTGATCTTGTCATCACCCAGCATTGCGGCTTCGATGTCCATGTTAGCCACGAACGACTTGTCACCACGAACGCCGGCGGAAAGCAGAGCTTTGCGAGCGGCGATGAGTTGAGCGCGGCCATAGTTAGCGGCAGCGGTGGTGATGATCGCGGAGCCGAAGTTGCTGGTCGTGATCAAGCTCCAGATGTCGGTCAGGACAGCTTGAGCCATGGAGCGACCAAGCTGATCAGCGAACTGATCAAAGCGGCCCGCGTTGCTGGATTCCGCCAACTGTTGCAGCGTGAGATCCATCGGTGTGATCTTGCGCTTGTTAAGGTTGACGGTGATTGCGGTGATGAGACCGCCGGTCTGCTCGTAAACGTCACTCGCCTGAGTAAAAGTGGTGGTCGTCACGTTACCGAAGAGCGGCACGATGACGGCATCACCTTGACCGCGCACCTCGGAGGAGATGTCAGTCGCAAATGCGTTGAGCGGGGTCAGGATCTCGGTCAGTTGCTGGAAAGCACGTTGACCGAACAGCTTGTCGTTAAAGAGAGTAGCCATGGGATGTGATTAGGATTTGGTTTTGAATTGAGCGGCGCGGATGGCCTTTTGGTTTTGATTGTAGAACTTGCCACGTTCGGCAGGGTCAGTAATCGCGTTGAATTGCGCGAGGATGTCGCCCTTGTCAGTCTCAGCGTCTGGCAGGCTCCGTTCAGATTCGGGAGTAAAGCCGAGCGATGCGACCTGAGCCGCCGCCTTAGCTTCTGCCGTTTGCCGTTCAGCTTCAAGCCGTGCGATTTCAGCGGTGGCTTCGTCGAAGGCTTTGGCCTTAGGTTCAAGCGCGGCCACTTGTGCTTTCAGCGCGTCAATCTCAGTCTTGGCGGCGAGGATTTCGCCGTCTTTGGCCGAGAGCGCAGCCTTTAGCGTCTCATCCGTTTCACCACCAAAAAGGGCAGTAAACCGTGACAGCAGTGACTTTGCTTGGGGTTCCGTCACCTCGACTTCGGGAGCTTGTGGCTCAACCTCAGTTTCAGCATCCGCATCAACAGGAGCGATAGGCTCAACCGGCGCGTTTGCAGTTTTCTCCACAGGAGCGACCTCTGGAGCGGTTTCGGAATTGGCTTGGAGTGATGGGGGAGTCATCTTAAATTTGCGATTGTCAAAAGCGCGTGCGGACATGGCCACTTTTCCAATTACTTTGTCGGCGAATCCACGCTCGACGGCTTCGTTGCCATCCATCCAAGTTTCAGAATCCATCATTTCGCGGATCTCTTTTTCGTCGCCACCTGTGCGGGATGCATAAGCACCGACAAGCCCGTTCTGCATTTTTTCTAGCAGGTCGGCGGTGTCCCGCATTTCCTCAGCGTCACCGATAGCCAAGCCCCATGGGTTATGGACCATCACATAGGAGTTTTCGTAAACCTCCCGAACGTCTGCCGCTTGCAGGATGATTGAAGCCATCGACGCGGCCAAGCCTTCGACGCGAGCAGTAATCTTAGCTTTAGAGTTTTTCAGCGCGTTGTAAATTGCCCAGCCATCTAACACGTCGCCGCCCGGAGAATGAATGGACAAATTGATCTCATCCAGCTCACCCATGCCGCGAAGGTCACGCATGAATGCAGATGCGGAGATGCCCCACAATCCAATCTCATCGTGAATGCTGATGTCTGCCGCCTTGGGCTTGTCACTCTTGGCTTTGATCTGATACCATGTCTTGTTTCTCATTTTGATCCTCCTGGATGTCGAGTTGCTTCTGTTTGAATCCGTCTAATGCGCCTTCTTCAAGTCCCATTTCAGACTCGATCTCGCGGCGGCGTAAAATCTCCCGCGCTTTTTGCATTTCCACGCTTTCCCAGTCGCGCCCCTTGCGTGCGTGGTAGTCGTTTAGGCTCATGACGCCAGCGTCTAACTGCTCAAGTTCAAGACGCCCTTCGCGGCCACGGTCAATGGTTAGGTCAGCCTGCGGAATCCACTCAGCCCACCACCAGTTCGCAGGCGGTGGCGGTAGCTCTCCGTTCTTGACGGCCTTGGCGATGAAATAGGTGTAGAAGCGCTGACAGGCTTGCTTGAGCCGTGCTTGCTCATGCTCAATCCAGCGCTGAGTCTCGGCCATTAGGTAGCGCTGTGACGGGCCTGTTTGCTTTGCTAAGTCCCATAGCACCTCTGGCGACAATCCCACGCCCCAAGCGATATCACGCACCAGCCATTCGAGCAGCATCATCTGGTTAGGGTGCGGCCTGCCGTCGTGGATGACGGACAGCGCTTCGTTTTCCATGAGCTGCGCCACCATGCCGCCCTCGCGCATCTGCTCGATGTTGATGGTGCTGCCGCCTGTGCTGCGGGTCGTGACGGCGCTAGCGAAACCCTGCGGCCCGTTGCCGCCTTTCATCGTCCGCACCAAGCCAACCTGATTGGCCATTTTGATGCCGTGCTTAACATCAGCAGTGATCTCAGCGCTGTCCTGGATGTTGTTCAGGGCGTGAGCGAGTGCGGATATTCCGCGCACTTGTCCCGGCCTCTCAAAATCGGCATAAAAGATAGCGTTATCCGCCGATACGCTCGTTGCTTGGCTTGGATTGCTAACATCGACAAGGTTGTATGCAACGTGTCTGCCGAATTTGTCGAGAAACACGCCGTCTTGGGCTGTTTTGCTCTGTCCGCTGGCGATTTGGTGGGATTCATAGAAGATGATGCGTGCGGTTTTGGATTCGGTTTCGCTCAGGACAGAAAGCGAGTCGCCGTCTTTGATGCGGAGACGGGTAAGCGCAATTTGCCACTGGAAGAAGTCCATTTTGCCTGCCCTGTCGAACACAAACGGCGTGCCGGCGCGCTCTTCAAATAGCTCCTCAGCCATCCGGTTAAACTCACGGTCTGGAGTCGCGGCTTGGGGCTTGAGGTAGCCGACAAGGTTGGCAACGCCGTTCACAATGCGACGAGCAAGGCCAACGTCTGCATACATTTTGCGAGCTTTGCGAAGGATGGTGAGCCTATCGCCGCCCGTCAACTCCTGCGACGTGTCTAGCGTGCCCCAGTTGACGTATGCCCTGCGAGGACTCCATTGGGCGGCGTCGAAGTTCGTCAAGGCGTTGATGCCTGCCGCTGCTGGTTTGCGATTTCCACGTCGTCCTCTGCTCATGTTCCAAAAGTTCGGGTTGAGAAATCCTGCGCGAACCACTTGTCGTTGTAATCGGTGGTGCCGTTGAGTTCGTTGATGGCCTCTTCAATTCGTCGCAGCCATGTTGCGCGCTCGTCTGGGCTGATGCTGATACCTGTGGCGCTACCTGCGCGGGAGGATTGGCTTGTAATCTGGACAACGTCCTGAATACGCCCCGCTTCAGCTTGCAATATCGCCAACTCCGCCGATTCCAATTCGGAGACGGTGTAGTATTTGACGAGTTTTCGGACCCAGATGTCGGCGCTTGCCATCGACAAAGCGAGGGAGTCAAAAATAATTCATTCCGAGTGCAATTAATTCTTGACGTATGAAATAGGAGAGGTATTATCACAATGTCAGTCAAACAACGAACGATTAAAACGCCATGCAAAACTACTTCAAAACATCAGACATCAAAATTCAAAAGGATTCCGCTGGATGCTTTACGGCAAAGCACAAATACCAAGGGATCTTGATCGACGGCAACTTTTACAACTCGCACCAAGAGTGCCGCAAAGAAGCGGTTGAAGTTCTGAAGGCAAAAAAAAGCGACTAAAATCAATCAACAGGGGCGCGGCTGTAACGCGCACAACTCAAACAACGAACAATCAAAACAACATGAAAATACTTAACACCATCACAACCACCCGATACAGCACCGAATACAAAGCACATGTTGAAAAAAAATACTCACTGATTCGCCCCTATTCGTTAACTCACGCAGGCGCTGCGCGTGCGCTTAAGAATGAATATCCAGAGCTGCACACAGCCAGTTTAATTGTCACGCGCATTGAGACTGCTGCCTATTGCCGCTAATGAAAAACCAAGCATCTCAACTCACCAAAGCCGGAGAGCCCCGCAAGCGGGCTCCCGGCGCTGGCCGCCCTGCGCTGGGCAAAGTAAAGCTCACAGTCCACATTCTGCCGTCGACTCGGGCCGCTCTGGGAAACAAACCCGGCGCAGTCCTAGACGCGCATTTTGGCGGCTAGTCCTCAGCCTCTGGTGGACTCGCCCCAAACTGATGCGCCACCAACCACCAACTAAGAACCGCTGAGAGTTTCAAAGCATCAGCGTAGTGGTCATGCGCCAACTTCTTCCATTGGAGAGGTTGGCGTTTGTGTTTGGCCATGATGAGGGCCATGCCGCTGAGCCCCATGATAAAGTCGGGACCGATGTCCTCTGGGAAGTGGAGCAAAGGCGGAAGGCGTTTCTGGACCCTATCCAGCCAGAGGGCGCATTTGATTCTGAAGTCCACGTAGGAGGTCAGCATTAGCCCCGGCCAATCGTTGATTTGGGATTGGTTGAAGGTGCCGAATGCTTTGTCGTTGCCGCGAGTCGGCCAAAGTTTGCCGCCGCTCATGGCGCAGATTTTGTAAATGCGGTCAGTGGCCCAAGCGCTATCAATCAAGCCGCCGCTGATGGTTACGGTTTGGCCGCTCGGCATGGTGTATTGCTTGGCTCCGAGTCGAAGCAGATCCTCGGGCGCGATCACTTCGCCGTAGTCGATCACCCACGCCTCGCCCGTTTTCTCCACCGCGGTCACGACGTAGTGCGTTGATTTTTCGCCGGGGTCAGCACCAATGGAAATGTAGGCCGGATCTTCGATGGGACAGGCGCCGAGTCGATACGGAGCGCGAAGGCTCAAGATATCCTCGTCCTTGACGGTGGCTGAGCGCTCCTCCCACGGCAAGGCGAGCGTCGAATTGAAGAAGTCCTGAAGGATGGACGTGTCGCTCTGCGCGTCCAGCCATTTGACGGCCAGCGTGCCGAAAGCGCACGACCTCCACGGTGCGTATAGTGAATTCAAGTGGTAGCCAACGCGCCCCGGCTCGGCGTTTGGGTTGGTCGCTATCCACTTCCCGCCGCGCAGCATCTTCGTTTTGTGGCTGTCGGTGATCTTGCCTTTGCACTCTTGGCACTCGTAATGGGCGGTGACGCGAACACGGGCTTTGTCCCATTCGTCCTCCTTGCGTTCGCGGTCATACCATCGCACTTGCGACCACTCCAAGCGAATAAGCTCGGAGCAATGAGGGCAGGGCACCATGAAATAGCGTTGATCGGTGCGAAGAAACTCTTGCCACACTGTGCCGCTGTCCACCGTTGGCGTGGAGGTCTTAACACGCAACGGGTTCGTGAAGGACTTGGTGCGGTTCTCGGCAAGCTGGAGGGCGCTGGCTTCGTTGCCGCGCTGCGTTGCGAATTTGTCCACCTCATCCATGACCAACAGACCGCACGGGCGGGAAGCTAAGTTCGCCGGCGAGTTTGAGCCGACAAACGCTAAGCCAGCGGCGGTGAAGTCTTGGGAGAGCGCCGTTATCTTGCGCGGGCTTGGATGCTTGAGCGCTCGCAACGGCCCGCAGTCGTCGACCATCGGAAGCCAGCGAGTCTGTGAAAAGCTACGGGCGAGATCCTCGGACGGCATGACCCACAATCCCGGCAGTGGTCGATGGACGTAACGCCACGCCGTGCCGACCATGATTGTGTTGGTTTTCCCGGTCTGCGTGCCCCAGCATAGCACAATGTCGGAATTGCGGTCATTCGCAAACATCTCCAGCGGCTCGCGGACGTAAGGCGTAAGCGCCGTTGAATACGGCCCCTCGTTTTCGGTCTGGCGAATGCTGAGAACGATTTCATCCTCGGCCCATTGCCACACCTTGCGGTTGTCGCGTGGGGCGAAACAGGCGGCAAAGGATGCGGCTAGGGATTCAATCACGGCATATCTAGCGGCAAAACGGTTTGGTTGTTTTGGCGGCGGTTGCCTTCCACGATGTTTTGCTTGGCCCAAAGAGGTCGAAGGTTTTGCCAATTCATCGCCCTTTTTAACTCATCTTCATTTGTTCCGAAAAGACTTACCGGCACGATGTGATCTATGTGCCAAACTTTGCCGTAGTTCTCCCAAGTCATTCCGCGCTTGAATTGTGATTCGATGTGTCCCCTAAGCTGTTCGTGACTGCACCCAACGTAAAACATTGTGTTGTGCGCTTTATAGCGCCCTTTGCGATTCAAGAATGATCTTAATCTTGCCCTCATTCTAGCGGCAATGATTCTATTTGTTTCCATCCTTTGCTTTTCCTGCGACTCTATTTGTTGGAGCTTGCTATATTCCAACAGGTCGCGATTTTGCCTTTCTGCTATTTCTGTCTCACTAAGTCTTTTGCTAGCTTGGCCAGCTTCTCGCCTTTGCTTATATCTCAAACGAACTTCTTTTGCGGCTTCTGGATTTTTCTTTCGCCATATTCGCATCCTCTCGGCCTTGATCTTTTTCGATTCTTCGCTCGCCTTTAATATGCGTTCTCTAAGTTTTGCTTTATGTTTTTGGCAGTATCTTAGCTTATTTGCTTTTTCTATTTTTGCGTATTCTGGATCGGCTCTTCTTGCTCGCTTTCTTTCAGCGTCTTTTGTCCGCTTTTCCGCCATCTTTTCTGGACTCATCCAATGATCGCCGCGCCATATCCAACCGTCAGATCGAATGAAGCCGACCGGCCTTTTTGCTCCTCGTTTTTCAAGTTCATTCATGGCGTTACGGTTGGTGCTTGGCTAAGTGTTTTATAAAGAACCTCGTCACGCCACCTTTCTAATTCAACGCGACTATGCTCAGGATCAGATGGGTTGCATTTTGCCGACAATGCTCCCGGCATGGAGTCGATAAGGCCACGGAGTCGGGCGAGATAGCCGCAAAACGTAGCCTCTGCGTCTGCGGTCGTGATGTTAATTCGGTGCCGTTCACGCAAATCCAGAACCTGTTTGTGGAGCGCTGGATATTGCCGAGCAATAGACTGGTGAATGTTCACCCACTTCCGCGCATCTTCCACCCTGCCAGACTTGTAAAGAGTAGCCGCCGCGCCCTTGGCAAACCTCCTCATGTTGGAAAGATCAGCGATGTATTCCTCCGCTTCCTCAAGCGTTCCCGGCTTTTTGCTCTCAGCCGTCATTTGCTCGACGTGCTTCAGCGCGTTGGCGTTGATGCTCTCAGGTGGGGCGACAGATTCAATCGGATCGTGTGACTTGCTGGAGTCAGTGTTGCCCTCTCGCCAGCGCTGCGCTTCCTCGACTGAGGTCGTGGGCATTCCGCGTTTAACCCAGCGACTCACAAGTCCCTGAGTTACGCCCATGCCTCGCGCTAGATCGGTTTGTTTCATTGGAGCGCCGGGGTCGGGGTTGAACCGCCCTCTTCTGATTGGGAACCAGACGTGTCCTTCGTGTCACTTCCGGCGCGTTTTGGGTAAGGCTTGGACAATGGGAGAATCTGCTTTTTCATATCATTGTCAAGTGGCATTAGGTAGCGATGTTTGCCCTGCTTCTCGACTGGCGTGCATTGGCTGACTTTCCAACATGGCCTGTATTTACCTTGGACTTTTATTCTTCCGTCCTTTGATACCATGCGCCCGTGCCATTGCTTGCCGTCTGGTGCGATAAACTCTGTTGTGGGTGGCCGCTTGCCTGTGTAAATCCAATTTCCAGCTTGATAGATTCCGCCGTGATGCCCTTCGCTTGGATCTGCGAACGAAACAATCAGTCTGAGTGATGGACTGTTTTTCTTCAAAAACATCATCGCCATTTTTATAATTCTGCTGACTTGCGTTTTGTGCTGAGTTAGCGCGACTCTTGTAAGCTCGCATCCTTCAACGCAAGTCAACCCAAACGGCTTTAGTAAATTATTGTTTGCGCCCCGACTGAATATAACGACGCCAATAAACTTGCTGTCTTCCCACGCGCCAACCTTTACCAGCGGAGGAACTGGAAGTACTTCTGAGTAATGCCAATTCTCGACAGCGTGTTTCGCAGCCTCATGCGTTGCCCAGTCGATTTTAAGAACGGGTTTCATGT